CATTAATTGAAAAACAGAAAGAAAAGATTAAGAGAATGAACCAGCGATTGCTGCGAAAGCATTCGGGGTTGAAGCCATCCAGTCATCAAGAGCAGTCAATACACCTGTGTTGGCAGCCTTGTTCTGGCTAGCGGCAGGGTATAAGAACAACTTGATTGTCTCAGGCATTTTCACACTTGGAGTGGTTGTATGCAAATTCTCACCATAGAAAGCGATTTGTACAGTCTCATACAACTGGGCTGCAGTCACGAATGCATCAGCATAAGTGGTGTTCAACGAAGTTGTAGTAGCATAGTTTGAATCAATGGTGATAGCTGGCAATGGTACAGTCATACGGTTCAAAGCACCTTGGAAACCTTTGCAGAATGATTCCTCTTCAGCGCAAAGACGTCCGTCACCTTGGCCATAAGTGGTATTCTGGGTCTTGAACAAAGGAGTAGTACCAAAACCTTGCATTTGCACGGTGAAGTTAACACGTTTGAACTTGAAGAAGTCAAGTGTGAAAGGAAGGTTTTTACCGGTAAAGCGTACACCATAGTTTGCACCTGCAGTTACAAGTCCTGCGTTGGCTACAGCCAAAGCGGAATTTGAAGGACCTGCATAAGGTTGATCAAGGATCCATGCATTGGCAATGGTTGGATGTGCTTCTTTTACAGTATAAACAGGAACGGTAGTACCAACTGCAGAACCTGTAACACCGATACGAACAAGACTTCCTGCACCAAAACCTACGTTGGTAATGGCAGCATTAGGAACAATCACATTTGAACCATGTGTAACGGCAACAGTTGCAGCACCAGTCAATACAGCAGCAGCACCACTGTTCAACATTGCAGCTGTAACAGGAATACCGTCAATCATGTATTTCTTCATTACGTTTGCAACAATGGCTTTTGCAAGAAGAAGTTGACTTGTACCAATTGAATCTTTAGTAATCAAGGTTACGTTTTTCTGCTTCTGCTCTGACCACTGCATGTCATCCTGGTTAGGAGTGATGGTCAAGTAAAGATCAGGACCAGATGTAGCTGCTACATCAAAAAGACCGGTAGTTCCGTTGTAACCAATGTGTGTGATCTGCTCAGTACCTTGTGCTGTCGCAACATTGTTTGATCCAGTGTAGGTAAAGAGTTTGTTACCATAGATCTTGTTAGATACAATTACATTGTTTCCGCTTCTTTGTGCAATCTGGATATAAGGGGAAGTTGAATAACTCATTGTTGCAGAGTCATAAATTGCCCCGGCACTGTTCAGTACCACGATCTCACCATCAGCAATATAAGTAGTTGCATTGGTAGGATCAGTGATCTGTACACTTGCGGTACGGCCGATATTCTTACCAACCAGTACCTCTTGTAGGTTTTTTACGCTAAGTACGCTCATTTTTTATTTGATTTTTTAAAGTGTTGTTTGATTATTAAATTGATTTAATTAATGGGTCATATTGGATGTATGACAATCTCGCGTCTCCAAGTGTCTGCAAGGCTTTGTTTACGCCTATGTAAATCACTTGTTCAGCCGCTTTGGTCTCCAATGCGCAATCCACGTCAGTGGTTGGAGTGCTGTATTGGGTTCCATATCGGATAGATGGAGGTTGTGACATATAATCCAAATGATACATTATGGGGGTCATTCCAGGAGAAAGAATCAGTTCAAATTGGTTACTGTCATTTGACAATCTTAGAACCTCTTCCTTCCATGGTTTGTTGAAAGGATCATAGATCGCTTTGTTGTATCTGTCCCTGGTCAAAGGAGTAACTGGAATCCTGTCTATTTCGGTTTGTCCATTACATCCTGTAAACTGTACTGTGGCCTGTTCCAACAATGCAAGACGGTAATCATCAGGCAATGTGACATAGGCACCATTGGGTTTGTTGGTACTGTTTGAGAAAGGAATTGATGAATATGACTTTGTGATATTCTTGGTCATATCCGCCCAGTCTTGTGTCTTCTCAATACCTTCCTGTGAAAGGTGATCAAGAAGATGCGTTTGCGCGATGTTCAGATAAATGTCAATCTCCTCTGGCGTTATTTCAGGTGCAGTGAAGTTGCTTTGCTTATCGAACAAATGCAGGAAACGCGTGTGCATCTCACTGACTGGGATGATTGGCATTACTTAGTTCCTTCCAATTTAGCGATTAAACCTATCTTGGTGTCTTGAAAGTCGTCAGACCTTAGGACACTGATGACCTGGGCTTTGGTTGTTCCGAGCTCAACTCCTCCATTGATGAAGAACTTTCCTCCTTTGCGGGTGATGATGCTCTTGCTGAGCAGATCCTCCAGAAGCACATAGTCCTTGTAGAACGGATTGTCAAACGTCGCAAGGAATTCAGCCGAGTCACGCTCAATGAGATTACCGATTGTCTGGTCAATGAGATCAGGTTTGGTGGTATTGTCAACTTTGAACATTCCCTCGTCAAACACCTTGAGGTAGTTTGATTTGTCTTGCAGACTCATCGAACCGAACTTGATGTAAGCCTTGGTCTTGGTATTGATCTTTTCTGAATCGAACTTCGCCTCCTGATCCTTGGAAGTAAGCAGAACCTCCGCGGAAGAATTCAAAGCCAGATCCTCTTTGCCCTTGGCCACGTGTTTTGAAGCCAACAAAACCTTGTACCACAACTTGTGTTTTACGTTATTGTCACAATCGAGTTCAAGACCTTGCTTAGGGACTTTGATGTAATTGTTTTTATTCGCCCAGAATTTCAAATTGTATGGCGACAAACTGCCGGGCTGCAGGAACATCGCTTCTTCGAAAGCAAGTCTTTCCTCTTCGGAGATACCCGTTACAACCACGTCAGGGTTGGTGACACTGCGTGCAGCGCCAATCCAGATCTGAGCACCACTGAAGATGTCAGCCCCGTCATGATTAGGGTTGATCGCGTGAAGCCAAGTCTTGCGACAAGGCTTCACGGACCATTTTCCCCGTATGTTTGAAAGAATGTTTTCCTTCATTGTTGTTTCTTCCTTTTTAACTTTTTCTTCTACACTTTTCATACGCCTCTAAGTTTTAGGATTTAGGATTAATACTGAACGTCAGGGATCAATTCAGCTGCGGCAAGCGGGTTGCGCAACATGATACCTTGAGTTGTTTGACAATACATTTCGTAACCATCAACTGGTGATGCACCCATTCCGCCGTTTTGAGGACCGAAAGGAGTGGTTGAACCAGGAACATACCATTTAACTTCAGAGCGTCCCTTAGGAGCTACTTTCTGGATGTTCGGCTCACCATTGGTAGTACCGATGTTGAAGATGGTCATACGATAGTTCTCAGTGTAACCACCATCAGGGTGCTCCATACGGTTCAATACTGGATCATCGTACTGAGGCGTGTGTGCTATTGTGATCTTGATGCCCTGTGGTCCCATGAACTGCTTGTATTGTCCGCCCAGTCCTTTGTTCT